CAATCATGTGCGGAGGCACCCGGAACAGGCCGCAGATTTCGTCCCGATTCAGTTTCCTTGTTTCAATGAACTGTGCGTCTGTCAGTGGCATCGGAATGCGGCTATACTTCATGCCTTCTTCCAGGATAATCGGACGCCAGGCATTTTCCAGACCCGACCAACGGCTTTCGATGTCCTTCTTTAATCGTTCATAAGCCTTGTCACTCAGTGCACCCGGGTGTTCCAGGATACCGCCTATATTCATGCCCTGGGCATAGAATCGCGCCGCAAATTCCGTCGCTGCAAGTCCCAGGCCAATTGCTTCCTGGGCCATGCGGATTGGAGAGTATCCCCTGATGCCGTCGTAGCCCAGGCCGGAAATGTGGAACACCTTCTCGGCTGGGAATACCTCGATTTTCCCCCGGTCGTTTATGTGGTATTCGATTTTTTCCGTGTCCGGATTCCTTAATGGCGTAACATAATGCCAGCCCACCGGGTAAAGGTCCACCGGCTGGCCGCGACGGTTGTGGGTGATAATCGAGTAGCAGTTACCGGACAGCACCAGGTGGCCCATCTGCGTTTCCCGCCAGGTGAGGGACGTCATTTCGTCGTTCGGCAGGTCGTGCAGCAGGCCGTAAACCGGGTGGTCGCGGGCCTTGTCGCTTCCTCCGCCGGGGCGTTCTTTGTAAACGAACAACGGGAGCGAGGCCAGTGTTTCGGCCAGCACCCGGACACAGGAGTAAACTGTAACATACCTCATCGCCGATTGTTCGTTTACTTTAACACCGGCCAGTGTGGGTTGTCCAAAACCAAGCCAGGCCTTTACGTCCCGGTCGAAGTCCTCCATGGTGTAATTTTTAATCAGCAGTCTTGAAAGCAGTCCCATTTTACTGCCCACCCTTCGGCGGTCTCGGCGGTATCCCCAGCCAGATTAGAATTAAGCCGCAGGCAATCCATGCGGCGGGAGGGTAAATCAGCCACAGGCCACGGGCCAGTGCAAAAAAGCCCGCCAGTAAGCAGGCTTCGCGAATGTGGTCATCGGTTAGCTTTGGTTTTGTTGGTTTGAATTTCAAAGGTATGCGGATTCTCAGCATTATCACCCCCCTTCACCAGTCAGTTAATCTGAGTTTTATGAGATCACCAACTTCTCAGTTGTTAAGAAGAAATGATGTTTTTGAATCACTATCTGCTTCATATTCATAACTTCTAGAAGAATACTCTATTAGTAGAGTTGCTGTTTCTTTAGGAATTGTTTCTATCATTATCATTGCCTCTAAAGGGAAATAAACTATACCTTTTTGAAAAAGCGGATATAGCAACTCCTTCCCCTTGAAAACAACCTTACGCGGCTTACTTAACTCAGAAAGCCAGTTTCCGTAAATCTGCATCAGGTATTCATCTACAAAAAACAAAAATACAGGTAAGTTGTGTTGCGTTTGAATATCCTTGTAAACCTCGTAGTGTTTTACGTTAATGCCGGTATCTGGGTAATAATTTCTTCTGGCTTTTGCTTTTATATCAGCAACCATAACTTTGCGCTTATTTTTAATAGCAAGAATATCAAACGCGTGTGCTCCTTCAGTAATCGGCTTGTATACTATAAATCCTTGCTCCTCAAGATACCTATGCACAATTTCTTCTGCCACATTAGCTTTTAGTATGGCCTTATCCCACGTTAAACTTTTCCGTTTCACAGCCAAACACCTCCCACCCCGGCCTTTTTTCTCTTGCAAAGTAATCCAATTTGCGCCCAGGGCAGAGAGTTTCAACTAATGCATAAAATTCATCCGGTTTTCTGGAATGTTCACGTAACGGGCCAAAAACTACCGTGCTTTGGTTAGTTAGATTAACTTTAGGGTTTCCTTTAACCGCCATGATGCAGAATTCACTTTGCGAACGAAGCCAGGAACCTAAACCAATTCTATCTTTAACCCAAGTTATAATAGCTACTTCCCTAAACCCCCATATATCCAAGATTTCGAAACTATAACGCATGAATTTATGTGTTGTCCATAAGAATAATACGCAATTATCGTTAGCTGGCAGTTGAATTGCCTTTATCTCTTCTAAACTCATTTCTGGATACGGATTTGCTGCCCGCCTTCCATCAGGGTCGTATTTGGTTCCATACGGCCAAGGAGGATCAACCACAATCACATCAAAAAAGCCGGTTGGTGTTTCTACCGTACCGGCTTTAATTTGCTCTTCTTGTTCTTCTAATTCTATTTTTCGCAGGGCTTCTTTTAATTTGCGGGCCTCACCATGCGTAATTTTCTCTGCCACTACAGAGATCTTTTCAGGAGCTCCTTGTATGAGTTTTGGTAAGAATGTAACCGCATCCTTAACTTCTCCCTTAAGTATCTTTTCCGCCGCTTCTGGCGATACCTCTTTGACCTTATCAACAGCCTTCGCAAACTCGGCGGCACGGCGGACGGTCTTTTCGTTAACGCCAGCAACAGCGGCTATGGCTTTGGCAGTGGCAGCTGTACCTTCTCTCTCCGAGTGGACAATTTGTCCACTCGAAAATTGCTTGAGGTTCTGCATTTGATCTTTTTTCCTGCGTTCATACATCCTCCCCAGCACCAGAAGTCTCTGCTCATCCGTCAAATTGCGTCTGGCCAGTTGGTTAGAATCTATCCAGGCCAAAACTTCTTCCAGATTGACGAAATGCTTCTCCTGTATCTTGAAACTTAATCCATGTTTCTGCGCCAGTTCATACCTGTTATGGCCATCAACAAGGATTAATCGTCCATTGTTAGGCCAGACAATCAACTCATCCCGTATTCCTTCCGCTAACACGCTGGTTTCAAGTGCCGCAAATTCTTCCTCCCGTAAAGGAAATAAAGCCTGCTTAATTTCAGGTAGAATTACCAGCTCCATCTTGCGCCCTCCTTCGCGAATTTACCCTCCGAATAAAAATCTAACGGCACCAGCAGGCGGTGGAGGGTGCCGCTTTTCGGGGCGTCCCCCTAGCTGATGCCGTTTATTGCTTTTAATTGATTACAGAACCAGGATCCCGCGGTCCTCGTACACCGAACGTTTAGGCTGTTCGTGCCTCATTGCCCTGTCCAGGGCCATCACGAGGGCTACAATACCATCTATTTTAGATTGACTGCTGGCCTTATCTGGTTTCAGATTACCTGCGGCATCCTGTTTAACAGCCACATTATCAGCCATAAAACGTAAGACAGGGTTGCCACCGTGCCTTATCTTCCTTGCCAACAAACGCCTCTCAAACTCCTTCATCGGCGCCGCCATGCTTGTGAATCCCTGGCCCATACCGACAACCGTCAGGCCTTCATCCATGAGTTCCATTGCCAGCTGGTGAGCCTGGAATAGACGGTCGATGTTGAGATCAACAAGCTGGAATGCCTGTGAGTCCTGCAAAATCTGCGCTTTAACGAAGCTGTAATCTATCGCATCGCCGGGTGTCGTTTTAAGGTAACCCTGCTTCGCCCAAGCGCGGTACTGGTCGCGGTAGCGGTTCTGGTCGTCGTACAGCCGTGCTTCAGGGCACCAGAAGCGGCAGAGAACATCGACGGTTTCCGGGTCGTCGTCATGTGGGAATACCATCACCCAGGCGGTTATGTCGCTGACGCTGGACAGGTCCAGGCCGCCGTAACAAACCCGGCCCCGCAAGTCTTCTTCAACGACAATGCCAGCCTGTTCGTCCCACAGATTCAGATCTATCCACCTGTCAACCTGCTGCGTCCAAACGTTAAGGTGCAGGCGCAGGAACGCATTCTGTGCGGCAGGCATTTTCTTTGCCTTTTCGCATTTGCGCTCCAGGTCGTCCAGTTTGACCGACACTCCCAAGTTCGGGTTAGCTTTGGCCCAAACTTTTGGGTCGGTCCAGTCATCGCCTTCGTCAATGCTGGCTATATATGCAAAAAAGGTGTCGTCCTGAATGACACCTTTGAGAATCTGCATCGCGTATTCGTGGTTTTCGTAGCACACCGAGTTTTTATTCGTACCTGCCGTTGTTATCGCAAATATCAGCGGCTGCCGTCTGGCACCGGTGGCCGTCTCCAGCACGTCCCATACCGCCCTGGTCTTGTGGGCGTGCAGTTCGTCTATAATCGCCCCGTGGATATTCAGGCCGTCCATGGTGTCAGCGTCGGCGCCCAGGGGTTCAAACTTTGCCCTGTTCTCCAGGATGTGCATGTTTGATTTGCTGTTCACTATCCGGATGCGCTTTGCCAGGGCCGGGGATTTCCGGACCATGCTGGCCGCTTCATCCCAGACAATCTTGGCCTGGTCCCTCTTTGTTGCCGCAGCAAAAATCTCAGGCCCCGGCTCACCGTCGGCTATCAGGAGATACAGCCCGACACCGGCGGCAAGTGTTGTTTTTCCGTTTTTCCTGGGCACTTCAATAAACGCCGTCCTGAACCTCCTAAAGCCGTCAGCCCGCTTCCAGCCGAAAATGGAGCCGATAATAAACTGCTGCCATGGTTCGAGCTGGAATGCACACCCGGCCCACTCGCCTTTCGAGTGCCGCAGGAAACGGTAAAATTCAAGGGCATGGTCGGCTGCCTCGTAGTCGAAGTAAAGCCCCCTGACTTTGCCGGCTTTCAGGTCCCGCAGGTGACGTTCGCAGGCAAGCCGGATGAACTCACCGGCAACAATTTTCCCGCTGACGACATCCTCCGCGTAAGCGTCAACGGGATGAAGAGTTTTTCGCCTTGCCACGGCTCAGAAACTCCTCGAACTCGTCATCTTCCTTTTGCTCCGGCAGGCTCATCCGGCAGCGGCTGGACGGCGTTAACCCAAATTCGGCACAGAAGGCTTTGATCAACTGCATTGACTTCTCGGCTATCTTCACCGCCGGGTGAGGCATCAGGTAGCCGGTCTCGGTCGTAAAGGTCATGCCCTCTCGCTTGATGATTTCTTCCGCCTGCTTCCAGCGGGAATAAGCCTGGCAGTAGGCCGCCAGGGCTGCACCGTCCACCACAGTCAAAAGCCCCAGGCGTTCAAGCTCCGGGGCCACGCGCTTCCACTCCCGCTTTGCCTCCTTGTCCAGCCAGCTTGGGCATTTGGGTGCGATGGGTTTGGGTTTTGGTTCGTTCTGGTTTAGAGGGCGCTTGCCGGGGTTACCCTGCAATACTTTCAAAACTGTCGGCTTCGGTGCCGGCCCACGTCTGCCCATCAGCCTCACCTCCTTATGGGAGTATGGTAACTCTTTTAAGTTGCCCCTTGGGGGTATCTAACTTGCCAGGCCGCTTCCCCCCTTGGCAAAACTTGCGGCGGTGCGAGTTGACCTGGGCGCACGGTCTAGGTGCGCCGGAACACAGGGATTTTTGCCCCCCTGCCCCTATTTTGCCGATGATACCGTATGGGGTATAGCCTTTACCCCATGGGGTATTAGGCGACATAATGATTACCTGTCAGGGGTATTTGCTTTGCTACTCGCTCTTATTTTCCCTTGTGAATCTTATCATGGCACCTTCGGCACAACGCCATCAAGTTCTCCATATCCAACACCGCGCCACCCTGCTTTATCGGCTTAACGTGGTGCACCATTGTTGCTGGAACCACCCAGCCTTTTCTCTCACACATCTCACACAGCGGATGTTCTCTCAGGTACATCTCCCGTACTTTTTGCCAGCGGGCATCGTATCCGCGCTGTGCGGATGACCCTCGCCTCTCATTCTGCTGCCTGTAATACTGCGTCTTGTGCGCGCTACAATACCTACCTTCAGTCACCAAGGCAGGGCATCCGGGGTAAGCGCAGGGTTTTGGTAGTCTCCTCATGCGGAAAATCCTTTCAAACACGCCGCGACAGCGTGTTATTTACACAATCTTAATTTAAAAGTTATTTACGTTATCTTATTCTTCTTTCTTAATTGGGGTAAAAATTTTTTACCGAATTCGGTAAAATTTTTTTACCGAAGATTGCCTCTTTGGTAAAAAATTTTTACCGAAGCAGGTTTTTCAGAATCGAATCTGAAAACTAGTCGAAGTCGTTAATCTGATACAGACAGGCAGTGTGCGATTTGCCTTTTCTCCACCTCAAGAAGCCTTTCTGCAATAATTCTCTACGGGCTTCGACTATTGTCGGCTTACTCATGCCTGTATCCGCAACAAGGTCGCTGTCGCTCCGGTAGAAGATCCCGTCCTTGTCGGCGTAGCGGTTTCTCAGGTGGCAGAGCACGACATACAGTTTCACCGCCGACGGCTTCAGCGACAGGAATTCCGGCGATTCCACAACTGCGTGACTGATCCGGAAGAAGTTTTCTTCCGGCTCTCTTTTCGGCATATATCCCGCTCCTTTTCCAGCTCTCGGTAAGCACCGGTTCGGCAGGCAGGAGCGGGAAACCTGCTTCCCCGGCGCTCACCTCAGACGGCCTGGCCGGGCCGTGGCTGAATGCCAAAACGAAAGCCGCCCTGCGCGGACGGCTCCTAGTAGCATTATACACCATCGACGCGGCATTTTTTTCGCCGATAAAAATAAGGCTTTCCTACAAATCAATATCTTTAATTCTTTTTGCACTCAATCTTTCCTTGTTAGCAACACATCTCTTACAGTACCTTTCGTATCCTTCGGCAGTCATTATTCTTTCTTTAAGCGAAAGTGGGTAACTAGTAATACCGCATGCTTCCAAAAGAAGTCTTCCCCATTTATAACTGGGAGAAAAGAAATTCAAGGCGGTATAATCATCTACCGTTTTAAAAGGCAAATTATCAATAATACTGCGATTATTTTTCTTCACAGCTTTTTCTTTTGCCTCAAGAATATACTTATCTAGTTCACCTTTTACACATTTTTTTCTTATTTTCATGCAGCGCTTGTAAAGATCATCTAAATCGTTCAAAGCCTGTAGAACAATGGCAGCAGCAAGTCTCTTTGCGCCTTCGTTAGTCATGTCGTTCCCTCCTTTTGAATTTCATGATTACAGCAGTCCTTTTTTCGCCGCCAGCAGCACTGCGTAATCCACGATTTTACCCCACCACTCAGAAAAAGTCTGCGGGCTTTCGATCCACACATCCTCTTTTCTTTTGTTGAGTTTCTCTGCCATGACTTCGGCGTACTTATGCTGGACGTATGGTATCCAGGCAGGACGCCCCTTGTACCTGCCGGTATGAATAATTCCGTGCTTACGATTTGCCTCCCTGCGCAGTTTTAATACTACCTGCAACTTTTCCGGCAGTCTTTGTTCTACTTCTTCCACCAGCCGCAACCACTTTTCGGTTTCCTGTAGCCGTGCCAGCTGAACCACCTTGCGCCCGGTAGGGTCGGAAACTGAGTTTTTACTGCCGGGTGTCTCTAAAAGGCAGGGTGGAGAGGATTCAATCACTGCCTCCCGCTGTCTCTCATACTCCGCCTTTCGTTCCTCGTAGAAGAGAAGCCAACTGGCCACTTTTCGGCTGTATCTTTTAAATTCTGTGTCAAGTTGTTCCTGCACCACTGCCGTCTTTACCACACCTGCACCTCCCCGGGCAACAGTCCTGCCCTGCCAGGTTTAGGCCGCTCAGTCATGATTTCTTCCCAGTCCACAATGAAGCACAGGTATCTGCGAACCAATACTTGCCAAATATCTGGCTGATTGTGTTCTATAAACTCGCCGAGTTTAATCATTCCGCTTTATCTTCCCCCTGTACCTCTCTTCTGCTGTCCCGTTTAACCAACATAGATTGGATATCCGTCTGTTAATGATAGCGCCAGTGCTTTTCCGGCTTCTGTGAACGGTACTCCCCAAACCAAATCATCTACCTGTACATTGTGAATACTAGCTATCTTCCTAATCAAATCCGTAGCTACACCGCGACGACGCCAAAGGAAGGCGGTCCACACCAGTCCAATCTTCAATCTTTTTTCGCTCTTGCCGAATTTTATAGTATTACAAGTATTATCTAGTGGATCCCATACACCATAATGTTCGGTGTTCTCAACTACAACAAATGCTATAGCGCGAGGGTAAAATCGATCCACAACACAAGCATAAAGCACCGGTTGCTTATCAATCCATTCTCCAAAATATTTCTTGCTGGGATACCATGCAGGAAAGTCATATCCGTTTTCACGCTGCGCCAGTCGTGCCAATCGATATGCAAACTTATGCCCTGTAGATGGATCTTCTGGGCGTACACGCCATAAGTCCCAGTCATCGCTAAAATCAACTAGATAGGGACCACAGTATAAGGTTTCCGGTAATTCAATGCCCCAACTCCAGTATAGATGTTTATAAGCATGATCTCTTGTAATTCCATCCCATCCACATGGACACTTATCAATAAGCTTCATCCAGCCTTCCTCCCATATCTCTTTGCCTTCCATATTTCCACCAGCCAGCCTGTCCTGTAATCCAGCCGCACCAGTCTGCCGCACTTAGTACACACCCACGCCCTCTTGTCACGATAGCGGCAGGGTATCATTTCGACGCAGCATCGCATTGTTGCCGCCTCCTAACCCGCACCCGTACCAGCTCGCCGTTGCCGACGTAAAAGGTAGCTACAACCGGAAATTCATCATCGGTGATGCGGTATTCATTCGCTGCCGGTATTATCTCCCCGCACTCCGGGCATGTCCACGTCCCGGAGGAATCAGCCGAGTACGCTTCTGCGCCGCATAATTTGCATACGCGCTTTTCCAAGGGAATCACTCCTTCTGTTTCCTTATAACATGAGCATCCTCAATGACATGAACCCGCAATGTTTTGCCCTCCGTTTCATCGTCAAACGTAATAGCTATAATCATCCCAGTTTCCTCATCATACGCTCCAACTTCGTATCCTTCTTGAATAGATTCCTTAACCTCGGGATTCTGCTCTAGAAATCTGTACCAGTTGGCAATTAAAACTTCTAACTTATCTATCACAGGTAGCCGCCTCCTCCTCATAAACTTCTCCAGCAGGTAGTTTATGAATTTAATCGTTTCAAACAGTAGTCTCATTTTCATCGGAAGTCACCTCTTTGCTTCTTTTACAACCCACACCTGCACGGCGGGCGGTCGTAATCGGCATCGAACAGAACTTCCTGCCCAGGAATTGCCCGACGGCCAGCATTATCTTTCGGCTGCACCAGCACCTCCAAAGGCATGTCCCGGAAATACACCGGCTTTTTCCCTGCAGCTTTTCGCCGCTCGTTGCAGAGATTTTCAAGCTGGACGGCCTTGCAAAATAGGTCCGGGTGGCGGCGCTTTAACTCGATCCACTGCTCCCGCTTCTGGAACGGGCAGATCCAGCATCCTGATTTCAGTGGCACCGGCAGACCGTGGCGCTTGATTAGGTCGATGCAACCCTGGCGGTCGATGCCGGCGGCGACAAGTGGGTAGTCAAATGTGATTCCGTTTCGTTCAAAAACCTTGGCCCGTTGACTCTCGCCTGCATCAATGCCGACAAGTTGTATAGCTGGTTTTTGGCAGTACGCATCAAGGGGTTCGGATTTAAACTGCACCGTACACCAGCGCCGATTGCGGTTGGGTATTATCTCCTTTTTCCTGCAAAAATCATATAGAACGCTATGCCCCAAAACGTTTGGCTTAATCCACGTCACCGGGTACCCCTTGGCAAGCATCATATCCATGTATTCGTAAGTCTCCGGCCAGTCCGTGCCGTGATTTACAAAGACGGCCTCGAAGTCTTCTTCCGGCACTTGGCCCTGCTCTATCAGGTACAGATACAAGGCCCATGAGTTAATTCCGCCGCCGTGCGATAAGTAGACTTTCATAACCCTTTCCTCCGCAGTTCATATTCACACCACTCATACTTCTCCGCAAACTCCCGCTTACGGTGTTCCTGCAACTCCGCGATAGTCATCTTTGTGAGGCCGCCCGGGAAGTAGCACCGGGCCACGCCGTTTAAGCCGTCGTAGTGGACGTGGGTGCATTGCAGTTCGACGGTGAGCATGTCGTCCCCGCAAGGCGTAATGCTCTTAATCATGGGGAATCCTCCTTAGTTTTAATTTCGCTATCCCTAACAGCACTATCCAGCTCCGCAATGACATTATCTAACTTCGTAGCAATATCTGTTAAAAGCGGATCGTGTTCTCTTACTTCAACGGTCCATTTCACCAAATCACAGATTTGCTCCAGCATGTGCAATATATTAACGGCATCAGATAAAAGTTTGCTGTTCGATTTCAACTCATCCATCTCTTCAAGGATCAGTTTTATATCCTTCGCCCGCATAACGATGAGTGCCGGTTTTCTATCGTCCCGGATAGCCAAAAAATCCACGTTTTCCAGCCACTTATACAGCCTGCTGAAGCTGTTCCTGCGCCTCTTGCATTCTCCCGCCCCGAGGTACGGCGCATTGATGCAGTCAGGCTTCTTTTCCTGTCCCGGCTGCCAGTATGTGCGCTCCGCATTCAGCAGGCGGCATATCTCTCTTTCAAACTCGTCGCCCTTACGCTTAGGTGCCCGACCGCCCCTAGCCACTACGCTTCCACTCCCAGCCGTGCGCCCGGAACAACACCGCGTCATCGTGCAGGTGCTTTCCAAAGTAGCGGCCCACCTTGTGCAGTTCGGTGGTGTAGACCGTCCGGTTATCCCAGTCGATGGTGTATGTATCTATCCCTAATGCCTCCATTACTTTACTAGGGTTTATCCTGGCTTCTTCCCTTGTCCTATCTTCCGGCCTCAGCCACATCGGGCATCCCTCCTGCAACATTTTTCTATTTCCTGGATAGCAGTACCAATAACGTATGGAATTAACGGCACGACAGCGTTTCCTAAAGCCTGCAATCTTTGTCGCCTATATGGAACTTTATCTATTGTTGTTCTCGGCGGCTCCCAGTCGTACTGTTCGCATCCTAATGGGGCTGGCCAGTTATACAAGTCCACCCAGTAGGCAAGCCCATTAGAGATTCCACCCAGTCGGGATTCAATCTGCCTTTTGTCGCATCTGGCAACCTGTCTCGTTTGATCGACTTTCCCTTCCAGTCTCTTGCCTGCGGGGTAGGCCACATCTTCCCCGGATTGTGCCTCACCTGATCTACCAACGTTACTGCACTTTTTCCCGTTCGCAGGCACTCTTCGTAAAACTCCCTGCTTTTCGGCCCCTGATTGGCATTCCACGCCTGCGGAGTGCGCCACAATCCATACCCTATCCCTCCGGTGCGGGGCGTTGACGGCGCAAGCTGGAATAATAAACGTTGCTGTTTCGTAACCTTCACTTTCCAGGTCAGATAACACAGTGTCGAGTGCCAGATTGACGATTCCAGCAACATTTTCACCAAGCACCCAACGGGGCCTGACAGCTTTAATGATTCTAAACATTTCCGGCCAGAGGTAGCGGCTATCTGCCGTGCCTCGGCGCTTCCCGGCACAACTGAAAGGCTGGCAAGGAAGTCCTCCGCAAATAAGGTCAACTGTCCTTCCATTACCTATCACCCCCGCTTCAATCAGTTTCTCTTTAGTTAGTTTGCGAATATCGCCGAATATGGGCACGTCCGGCCAGTGTTTCCTCAGCACTGCCTGACAAAACGATTCAATTTCGCAGAAAGCCGCTACCGTCATTCCTGCCTTTTCCAACCCTAGCGCAAAACCGCCTATACCCGAGAACAAGTCCAGGAACCTCATTTGTGCCCCTCAATACCCCTCCCCAGTTCCATCCTCACCCGCCTGCCAAACTCCGCCACCAGCCGGCGGAAGCGGGGGCCGTCGTCCATGACGGCCTCTGCTTCCAGCCACATGGCCAGGAGTTGGCGGAGGCGGGCGTTTTCGGCTTCAAGTTCACGCACTCGCTCCAGCCAGTTCTGCTCCGGCATCTGTCCACCCCTTTTCGGCTTTTGTTCGCAACTATAGTTCGGGCCACATCAAGGCTAGGCTCGCATTTTAACACGGGCACTATCCTTGTCACGGCTCGCAAATAACTCTGGGCATCATCCCGTTGTGGCTCGCATGTGCGTTTCGGGCGTCATTTCTCATCGGCTCGCATTGTTTTACGGTCATCATGAGATTCTCGGCTCGCATTAT